TGACGGTGTCTCTAACCAAGATCCAAGGATAGTAAGTTGCCGTGTAGTTTGAATCAATTTCACTATCTTCAAGATTATTGACCGCATCTGTAGGATAGATGTTGTCGTCAGGATCTGAAGTTGAAGAAACAAACATGTTAAAGTCAGGTGTGGTTGTGATGTAAATTGAGTCAGCTCTGTCTTGTTCGACGATATCAATAGCGTCTTGAACGAGAGCCAAGTTATTTACATAATCAATACCAGGAGTTACAAACACATTGATATTAACTGACGCTGGGTTGTTAAATGTTTGGAACCCTTTGAGGTATGCGTAGTAGTCGGTGTTTGCCCACTCTGTGTTTTCACCGTCTGTGATTTTCTTGAACGCTCCCCAACCTGACGCATTTGGGAACTGTGCTGATGGTGCCGCTCCGAGTAAGTATTTTGTATCCCCGAGTTGGTAAGAATCCGCATTTGTTCTGTATTCTCTATAGATGTCCCATCCGTCAAAACCTCCTGCTGGTAAAATAGTGAATTTACGAGAGAAAATTTTGTAGTAAGGACTTGTAGATGAAGTTGGTTCTGCTTGGAATGTTGCAGTTCCACACTGGTAAGCTGTCTGACCCGAAGTAACATAAGTGCTTGGGATAGTGATTGCACTTGCGTTAATGTCCATGTGGAAACCTTGTGTGAGGTAGTTCCAATCAGCTGATGTTGTGTCAGTTGCAATATTATCAGGTAAAACTTTACCTTTGTATGAGAAGAAGTCAGCATCAAATCCTTGAATATTTGAAATACCGAGATATGTTCTTCTAACTTTGTCACCTGAACTTCTAACACTTGATGCTCCACCTGATGCGGTAAGAACTGGTGTGTTGAACGGAGGTGTATAAACAACTTGACCCGGTGTGTAGTATTGAGTCTTATAAATCAAAGATGGTGAGATGTTTGTTGAGTAGTTTCTTGAGATGTAACCCTCAAAACCACAAGGAAGTGCGTCATATGGATGACCTTCAACGATTTCCAACATGATATATCTTGACTTCAACTCGTATTCACCATTTGCGGTTCCAACTTTAATAGCTATGTAACTTGGACTTGTAGCATCCATTGTACAGTTTGCAAATCTCTCAAGAACAGTTGGATTTTCGTCTGTGTCGTAGAAGTCACGGACCAAAAGATCAAAGTTATTATTTGCGAAAGAAATATTAGAAACCGAAATCTTAATTTGTTTGTTTGCATTATTACCGTCAGAGATTGAGATAAACCTGAACAATCTTTCAACAGTATCACCACGAAGTTCTGAAACCAAGTAAGGTGTTGATGGTGTTTGATATTGTTCAGCGTACCATCCAATTGTGTCGGGATCCAAACTTTGTGCGGAATCAAACGCTACTAAATCTGTAGAAAGACCTCTAACTTTACCCAAGTTATATAGGTTTGCCAAAAGTGCAGTGTATTCTTCTTCCAAGAAGAGAGGAACTTCTGTTCTGTCTTTTGAGAAGTTTGATCTTCCAAACACTTTTGATAAGAAATCAGTAGCGGATGACTGTAAAGAAGTTTGGAAACTAAATGTAGTTGCGTCGCTTGTAATACCTGAAAGTGTAAAGTTATTGAATGGATCTTGTGAAATACCATCCAAGTTGTCCAACATTACAACATCAGTTGTACCTGTAACCTGATAGGTTGGGTTGTTATTATCATTGTATTGTGAAATACCTCTTGATCTAAATGTAGCAACGATCAAGTTGTGTGCGTCAGAGTAAGTATCAGCTGTGTAAGTATTAACCAAAACATTACAAGTACCTGTATAGGAACCAGTACCATTTGTGGTGAGAGTTGAAATTCTTGTAGAGAATGAAAGTCCTGTGTAACTACTTCCATTCAATTCAAATAATCCATAATACCATGTATCATTATTTACACTTGTAAAATCAGCAAGAGTTGCATTTAAATTATCACAATCAAAAACATTTGTTAGTGAAGTGAAACCAGCTCCTGTCAATGCGTTATATGATCCACCTGAAAGAGAACCGAACACATATGCCGTATTACCTGAAAGTGAATTGTCAGAAATAATGTCAAAAGCGAATCCTTCAATCTCATCCAAAATAGTAGAAGAACTTCCATTTGCAAAAGTAACAGTATTACCAGTAACATTTGTCACATATGAACTTACAGATCCACCTGTGAATGTAACAACAATACTTGAAGTTCCTGCAGTTGTACCGACGAAAGAGAATCCGAAAGAACCAGCATCAGATGAAAGACCAACCGTATCAACATCAGGATTTGAAATTGTTTTCAAAGACCATGATGGTCCCGCATCATAACCTGAAAGACCAAGAATTCTTGTTACGAACAATTGGTTTGATTGTTGTAAGTAGGCTTTAGCTATGTAAGCCGCTTCATACTTTGGGATTTGTGTATTGACGAACTTTGTTGGGTTTGTTCCACCAAAGTATAATTGAAACTCGTCATAGTTTCTGATAAATACGGGCTCAAACGCGGGACCTTGAAGTGTTTCACCGACAAGACCTAAGGTTGTTACACCAACACTTTGAGCCACAAATGATAAGTCACGCTCCGAAGTATAAACACCAGGAGAGACGAAAACTGAATTTGCTGTTGCCATTTTTTAATTAAAAATTCTTTACTTTTATTTTTTCATAAATATTATGAAAAATTCCAAAAGAACGGGTCATTAGAACAAATCTTACAGAAAAGATAATTTTTTCTTACTTTTTTATCCTTGATTTTTGAATGATTAGAGGTATATTTTTACCATGAAGAATATCAAAATATCAGAAGAACATCATCTTATATTGAAAAACTATTGTCAAAAAAACGGCATGAAAATTCATAAGTTTATTGAAAAACTTATTTTTGATAACTGCAAAAAAAAGAAAGATATATACGGTGAATAATTAAATAAGTTTTGAGGTTACTAAAATCTGACTGTCTTCACCATCATCAACCTTTCTAATATCAACAGTCATTACATCACCATTATTCACAAAAACAACAGAAGGGTTTTCTGCAAAATATTCATTATTCACATATACATAATATCCCTCCACATTAATAAGATCGTTGAAGGTAATATCGGCATTAAAATCAAATTTTTGACTTAAGGATGTTAATCCATTCAAATATGAAAAAGAAAAGTCAGTATCTCTTAAGTCAGGAATTACAAATTTCTGTCTTCTTCTTTTAGGAGGAACCACTTCGATCATTTGAAGTATTCTATTAACCGCAGGATAGACCTCAAACTCTTTTTCATCGATTAAGAATCCAAGCATTGTTAGAGTATAATCTTGAACATAATATTTTCTTTTTTCTAAATCCAATGCGGATTCATCAGAAATGTTCTCTAAAATAATCGGAATGTAATGTCCCTTTATAAAAGTATAAGCCTGTCTTGAAGCAAACTTTGAAACAACCGTTTTATTAAACGCGTTCAACTCGGTCATACGATTACAAAATATTTTTACATTATATGTTATATCAACAGGTACGGGTTGTGGTATTTTGTAAATATCCATCCCTTTTCTGTTTCCGTCCCAAGTTGGAACTTTTGCATAATAAAACATCTTTTTGTTTGGGATGTTATATTTTAAGGAAGGATTGGTTCCAAACTTCACATCAGGATTTCTTACTGTAGTTACAAATGGAGGATTAATATTTTCATCAAGATCCGTAAAATCCCATGTCTCGGCAAATTGCGCCCAGTTTTGAGTTGTAATTATAAGATCAATTGTTGGTATTTTCTTTCCTGAAACCACAGTACCCAACTCGTTCTTAACAAATTCCAACATCCCCAAATCAAGATCTTCGTGAAGAATACTTTTAGGTAAATAAGTTCCATCCTCCTTGATGAAATCAACCAATTCTTCTCTTCTCTCAAACAAAATTTTGTCTTGAGTGAGTTTGATGTCTTTTTTTATTTTTTTTGGAAATCCCATTAGTTTCCTCTAAATTCATTTTCCTTGACGGGGGCTGCGGTAATTGTCCTATAATAAGGATAAACACCACCGTAAGTATGTTTATTGTCGGAAGTTACACGGCCGTCATTGACAACGGTATAGTATCTAACTCTACTTTCTGTTTCGTAATAACCAATATAATCTCCATATCTGATATCGATACCAAGTTCTTCTAATTCTGAGAGATAAACTGATATTTGAATGTTCCCCGCCTGTAAGTTTCTCAACTTTGTTTGACCAACATTTTCATTTACTGGTTCGGCAACTCTCACAAATCCCTTGAATTCGACAGGTGTTTTATAAACAATCCCATCTTCGTCGGCTTCACCATACACGTTACTTTTTTTGGTTTTTGATTGGTCGACTTGATATAGAACCAAAGTAAAGTTCATATCACCGTACAACCACTCTTGACCCATCTCCAACTCCAAGTTGAAGTCTTTGTCACCAAAAAATTTAGAAAGACGATTTATTGGAACTCTTTTACTCATACTCAATAAATATCAAAAACATTTATTTCTTGGATACACCAATGTTGTTGATAAATAACATATCTTTTTCTATTTTTAGGCTTATATATTGTGGTTTTGGAAAAATTAGATACTCTACCAGAAAGAAAAGCAATGGTGATATTGGAAACTTATGAAGGTTCCAACAACTTCATATTGAAACTAAAAAAAAGTTACAATAATCAAAAAAACTTCAAACTTTCTCGGAATCAATCTGATTACATCATACAAAATCATCAAACAACTCCCAAAATCGCAAGAAAGTGGGTTGATATAGATTTTTATTTTTCTGAAAAGATATTCGCAGACAAACTTCTTTCTGAACCACCTAAAAAAGTTTATATTGAGAAATT